CTCATTGTTATGTTGTTGCTCACAACAATGTCGATGATTACCGCATTTGTGAGTTAAACACGGGCAATGTGTTATCTAGTTTACTGCCGCACTTTGAGTCTTTTGACACTTACGAATTAGCACTAGCTAGAGTGCCTGTTGAGTTTAGACCCAATGACGAACAGTTATAAATTAGCCGAGCGCATTAACTCACAAGTCAATGCGTCAGTCACTTGGATGAGCGACTCAGAGCAATTTGGCGTTCCTGAATTTTGGGTTGAAGCGAACACGTTTGGGGATTGCGAGGATTATGCTTTGCTCAAACGCGAGTCATTGCTCAAAGCGGGTTTTGATCGTAAGGATTTGCACTTGGCTTGTTGTTGGGACGAAACAGGTGCTTATCATTGTGTACTGTTATGCAATACAGATAAAGGATGGTTTGTGCTAGATAATAGATACACATGGCCTATGCCTCCCAAGTCATTGCCTTACAAGTGGGATAAAGCTTTAGATGAGGTGGATGGAAAATGGTACGAATTATCGTTCTAGTACGAATTATCGTTTTAAGTTTACTTTTGTTTGGTTGTGCTAGTAACGATGCGCCTAGATTTGGAAAGCAGGTTGAAGCACCCTATGGGTGGCAATACACATACTGTCCAAGTCATCCTGATGAGATTGGTTGTAAAAACTTAAATAAATGAATTGTTAATATATTGTAATATTTGATTGACAATATAAGGTTGTGTGTTATACTCCTGTTATAAGAAGATGTTTAATTGATGGTAATTTAGTTTATTATTTAATTAAATGTTTGAGAGTTTGTGAGAAAATATAAGTCCTTCTATTGGGTTGTGAATAACGGCTACGAAGGCTTTGCTCACCTTTTATTTAGAGGTGGGAGATGAAAGAATTAGTAAACGGTATCGGTTTTAATGATAGAAAATACCTAGCTATGGAGTGTGGAAAACACTTAAAAGAGTATAAGGTGTGGCAAAGTATGTTATCACGCTGTACAAAGAAGTTTTGGGAAACAAACCCATCTTATAATGGCTGTTCTGTTTCAGAACCATTTAAGAGTTATTCTTACTTCTACGAATGGTGTCAAGAACAGAAAGGTTTTAAAAACAGAGATGATAAAGGAAACTCTTGGTGTCTTGATAAGGATATTCTCCTAAAGAATAATAAAATGTATTCTGAAAATCTATGTGTTTTTGTACCTGCTAGGTTAAACATATTACTTACAAAACGTGATGTTGCAAGGGGAGAGTACCTTGTAGGTGTTTGTTGGATAAAACAAAAATCACGTTTTATGGCAACGTGCAACATTGGAAGCGGAGTCAAGAAAACAATAGGTGTTTTTGATAATGAGCAAGATGCTTTTCAGGCTTATAAGTCTTTTAAAGAAGCACTGATAAAGCAAGTTGTTAGTGAGTACAAAGGTCAAATTGATGATCGCGCATACCAAGCATTAATGAATTACACTATAAACGAAAAAGACTAACAAAAAAGCAAGGATGCTTTTTCTAACACGGAGAAAGTATGGAAGAAAACAAACGCGAAATAATCTCGCCAAGAAGTGAAAAGCAACATCGCTTTATTAATTCAGAAGCAGATTGTACAGTTTTTGGTGGTGAAATTTGCGCCTCCTAGTTTTGCTGTAACATAAACTAAACACCCCTCTTTTCGGTGAAACCCAAACGTAAAGACGTGGGCGATACCGAGCAAAGCTTGCTACCACCACAAGAGCAGTGATTTATCATGTTGAGAAGTGGAATAATGTGCAGGAATGTGTAGAGACTATGGCCGATGAGTGTAAGCCAGTAGGGTTCAAGTGAACTCGAAATGTGGGGATGCTGAAAGGCACAAGAGATAGTCCGACAACACTAGAAATAGTGGAAAGAGAGTAACGCCTCTAAAACTGAGCAAGGCAGCAGGTGCAGGTAAGTCATATCTAGGTGTGATGGATTTCATACCACATATTAAATATAAGAATTTCAGGGGAGTAATCACCCGTAGAACCACACCACAATTGCGCGGTGCGGGTGGTATCCTAGATACAGCATTACAATTATATAAGAAGGTAGACTCAAAGGTTAGGTGGAAGGCACAAGAGGGTAAGTTTGTATTCTCAAGTGGTGCTGAAATATACCTACGACATTTTGAACACCCTAAAGATGCTGACAACTTTACGGGGTTACAAACAAATCACATCCTAGTTGATGAGGGGCAACAGTACGAAGAAAATATGGTGACGCATTTGATGTCACGTCTTCGTAATCCAGCTTGCCCAGAAGTTAGTCCAAGAATGCGTATCACTTGTAACCCACTTAAGAACTCTTATCTCCATAAATGGATTGAGTGGTATCTTGATGAAGACGGCTACCCAAGAGAAGACAGAGATGGTGTACTACGTTATTTTATCCGTATTGATGGTAAAATGGTTTGGGGCGACACAAGAGAAGAGTTAGTAGAACAATACTCAACACCAACTTACACTCCAATCCCTATGAGCTTTAAGTTCATTAGCGCGACAGTGTTCGATAACCCTGTGGTCATGGAGATTAACCCTGCATACGTTGGTTGGCTACAAGGTCTAGGTAGAGTTGAAAAAGCCAAACTTCTTTATGGTTGTTGGTCTGCTGAGGAAATTGGAGAAGGATATTGGAAGTCTGAATGGTGCGAGGTTGTTGATAGACCTCCACTACACACAGTTAAACGTGTGAGGGCTTGGGATGTGGCTGGAAGTATTAAATCTGAGTTAAACCCTGACCCAGATTTCACAGTCGGGGTCTTAATATCAAAAGATAAGTTCGGGGTCTACTACATTGAGGATGTTGTTAGATTTAGAGCTAGGTTTGGTGAGGTTTTTGACAAAATTGTTTCTACAGCAAAAGAAGATGGCGATGAAACACTTATCGTAATCCCGCAGGATGCTGGTGCTGCTGGTAAAGCCTATGCCATGACAATGATAAGAGATTTATCTGAACACGGTTTCTATGCGAAGGCTAAACCGACAAACCAGTCCAAGATTACACGTTTTGCACCTTTTTGCTCTGCAAGTGAAGCAGGAAGCATTAAAATTGTTAAGGGCGATTGGAACGAAGATTTCATTCAAGAACTAACAGATTTTGATGGTGGTAGGAAGCGCAGACGACACGATGACCAAGTCGATGCCGCAGGGGACGCATTCATGTACCTCTGTTCAACAATCCAAATCCCAACATTCTCAATACCTGACATGACAACAACAAATTCATTTAGCTTTTAAAGCTATTGCCAACAAGGAGGCTATGTGGAATTAGAAGCTGACGTTAGTAGCCTCTCTACTGGCACAGGAACAATCCCTAGAATCAAGTTACAAGAACAAGGTTTTACAGGACTACAAGTAAGTAACGGGCAAATCTTAGAACAAGCTAGACGAGAGTTACGCTTTCCACAATCAGTAAAAACATTCCGTAAGATGTCGGCAGATTCAACAATCAAAGCAGCTTTAGGGATGTTTGAGTTGATGATTAGTCGTGTCAAGTGGTCTGTAGCCCCAACAGGTGAAACTGAACTAGAGATGGCTAAAGCTAAGTTTGTTGAACAATGTATGAACGACATGGAACACTCGTGGTTTAACTTCATTAAAGAAGTTGTCAGTATGTACACCTTTGGCTTCTGTGTCAATGAGAAAGTGTATCGCAGACGTTACAAGAATCAAGGGTCAAAATACAACGATGGTTTAATGGGGCTTCGTAAGCTTCCTATCCGCGCTCAAGACAGTGTATCCCGTTGGCAGTTTAGCAATGATGGCCGCGATTTAGTTGGTGTTGAACAACAATTATCAACATTGAACGCTGCACGTTACACACCTGATATGTACAAAGGTAAGATTGAAATACCTCGTAAAAGTTTCATGTTGTTCAGAACAGACGTAGCTAAAGATAACCCCGAAGGTACATCACCTCTTGTTGGTTGCTATACAGCTTGGAAGTTTAGAACACAATTAGAAGAGATTGAAGCTGTTGGTTATAGCCGTAACATGGGGGGCGTACCTCATTTAGAGTTGCATCCTAAGTACATGGCGGAAGATGCTAGTACAGCAGATAAAGCTGTTTATTCAATGTATCAAAAGATTATCACTAATCTACACAACAATGAACAAGCTGGTTTGATTACACCGCTGATGTACGACCCTGAGACAAAGATGCCCTACTTCAAGTTTAGCTTGTTGTCTGTGCAAAACAGTGGTAGCCAGTACATTGATGCAGCTATTCGTAGGTACGACGACAAGATACTAACAGTGTTGTTCTGTGATGTACTTTCTTTAGGTAAAGACAATGTAGGTAGTTTCAGTTTAGCTGATAGCAAAACAAACCTATTATCAATGGCCGTAGAAGCTCGTTTACAAGAAATTCAAGATGTTCTAAACCAAGACTTAATACCCGATTTATTCAGACGTAATGGTTGGGATGATGAAGAATTTCCTAGGTTTGTTTATGGTGATATTGAAGAAGCTGATTTAGAAGTTATGTCTAAAGCTATTCAACGTCTAGCAGCTACAGGGCTTATTGCTAAAACACCTGAAAATGTGAATGCTATTGCTGAGATGGTAGATTTACCATACCGCATTGATGCTAACACGACACAAGAGGAGCTTGACACCATATTAGGTGCAGCTACTTCTAAGAGTGGTGAAGGGTTTAAATCACCAAGCGGTGAAGGGACTCGTAAGAATACAGTAGCAGCCAATAACACCTCAGACCTTAACATGGAGAATGCAGCATAATG